GTAACAGACGAGCAGAAAGAAGTATCCGTTAAGGGTATCATAGGTCACATGGACTGTAAAATTAACGGCGAAGTGGTTGATGTTAAGACTGCGTCCCGCTTTGCATTCAATAAGTTCCGCGATGGTCGCTTAGCACAAGACGATCCGTTTGGATACTTAGGTCAGCTTGCAGGATACGAAGCGGCAGAGGGTACAGAGGAGGGTGGATTTTTAGTGTTAAACAAAGAGAGCGGTGAGTTGTGCATGTATGTGCCTGATGATCTTGATAAGCCTAATATTAAAGCCTCTATCAGTAAGCTGTTATCTGCGCTAGACCTTGATGAACCGCCAGAATTATGCTACCCTCCAGTACCAGACGGTAAGAAAGGAAACATGAAGATTGCTAAAGGGTGCAACTGGTGTAAGTATAAGCACGAATGTTTTAAAGATTCTAACGGTGGTCAGGGTCTAAGAGCATTTAAATATTCAAACGGCATGTCTTACTTAACAGAAGTTGTTGTCGAACCGAAGGTAGAAGAATTTTTATGAATAGAAAAAAGAGCAAGCGTATTAAAAACCATTCAGAGTCTTTATTAGTTTTGTGGATGAAAGGACTCCTACCTGAAGATGAAGCAGAGAAAGTAAATTTAAAGACGTATAAATCTATGATGCCTGTTCAAACACATTTCATGGCACAGCGAACTATGTATTTAAATGCCTATCACCCTAAGTGGGTTGCAAAGAAAATTAAACAATTGCTTAAAATATTTCCCGCAATTCAAATAGAAGATATTAACTTGGAGATGATCGCATGGAAAGTGAAACAACAGTAATCAACCTCTCACTAGAGGAAATGATTATAGCAGTGGGAAGCTTCCTATATAACTCTGATTCTTCTATCACTGAAGTAGATTCAGAGTTTTTAAAAGACTTGGAGTTGCTTGTTAGTGCAGAGTTAGAACGTAGAGGGGCAACCTTACATTGAATAATATTAAGAAAGGCTATCGTAAACCTAGAGTCAAGCGACCAGTAGAAAAAGATTTGGTTAAGGGCTACGACTCTAACTGGGAATACGAACTACATTCTGGCATCTTAGATGGTTGGAGTTTTCATACCGACAAAGTTCCTTATACTGTTTCGCATAATTACCACCCTGATTTTTTACGGGTAATTGAAGGTAAGAAGATTTTGCTTGAAGCTAAAGGTAGGTTCTGGGACTACGCTGAGTTCAGTAAGTACATATGGATCAGTAAGACATTGCCTGAAGATACTGAGTTAGTGTTTCTTTTTGCTAACCCCAGTGCGCCAATGCCTCAAGCCAAACGTAGAAAGGATGGCACTAAAAGAAGCCACGGAGAATGGGCAAGTGCTAACAACTTTAGGTGGTTTAGCGAAGACAGCATCCCCGACAGTTGGATTAACCCAAAGAAGAGGGAGAGTTTTGACTGACATCAGCCGAAAAGACGAGAGGCGCGATAGGTTTTTAAGGAAGAAGAAGTTCAAGAAGATAACAACAGCTTCTAAATTAAAAGAAACTAAGCGTAAAGAACCCAACATTAACTATGATATTGAGGTAGACCATGAACAAACAACTAAATAACGCAACCCCAAAAACCCCCACATGGATGGCCGAGCTTATGAAGACAGAAGAAGGAAGGCAAATAGTTTGGGAGACATTTTCCAAAAGCCCTACCGAAGAGAGGATAGAAGAAAGCCACCAAGAACAAGAGAGAGAGACTGATGAGACTAAATGATGCAACACCCGAAGATTGGGATAGAGTACGTAAAGAACATCCCGCTATTGAAAAAAGCTCAATAGATTATCAGCCCTACATTGACATGGCTATGAAAGAAACACATACATATAAATACGAAGAAGATATACGAACAGCTTTAAAAGACCTTGCAACTAAAAAGCCTACGATTGAAGATGTAGTCAACAAGCCAAAGCATTACAACACTGGTAATATAGAATGCATTGAAGCCATTGAAGAGTCTATGTCTTCGGTAGCTTTCAAGGGCTACCTCAAGGGTAACTGTATGAAATACCTTTGGCGTTATGATTACAAAGGAAAACAGGTAGAGGACTTGAACAAAGCCACATGGTATTTAAATAAACTAACATTAGTCGTCACTGAGGAGAACACTTAATGGATCAGTATCAACAATTTATACACAAGTCACGCTACGCACGATGGATTCCAGAGCATAGCCGTAGAGAAACATGGAGCGAAACAGTCTTTCGTTATGTTTCATTCTGGAGGGATCGTGAGCAGATCACAGTTAAGGAAGGACAGAAACTGTACGATGCAATACACAACCTTGAAGTCATGCCCTCTATGCGTTGCATGATGACAGCAGGTAAGGCACTAGATAAAGATAACGTAGCAGGATTCAACTGTAGCTACCTGCATATAGATTCACCGCGATCCTTTGATGAGTTGATGTATGTTCTTATGTGCGGTACAGGTGTAGGGTTCAGCGTTGAGCGCAACTTCATTAACAAACTACCAGAGATTGCTGAGAGCTTTCATCAAACTGACAGTCTTATAGTAGTGTCTGACAGCAAGATTGGTTGGGCTTCAGCGTTCCGTGAGTTGATTGCTATGCTGTACGCAGGTAAGATACCGCAGTGGGATGTGAGCAGGGTGAGAGGCTCAGGAGAGAGGCTTAAAACCTTTGGTGGTCGTGCATCAGGGCCAGAGCCGTTGGTTGATTTGTTTAATTTCTGCGTAGAGATTTTCCAGAAGTCTTCGGGGCGTAAGCTGACAAGCATTGAGTGCCATGACATCTGTTGTAAGATAGCTGACATCGTAGTTGTTGGTGGTGTTAGGCGTTCAGCATTAATAAGTTTATCTAATTTATCTGATCAGCGTATGTCGAAAGCTAAGTCGGGAGATTGGTGGAGGAACGAGGGTCATAGACGCTTAGCCAATAACAGCGTAGCGTACACTGAGAAGCCTGACTTTGAATCGTTCCTATCAGAGATGCAGACCATGTACGAGAGCAAGGCAGGAGAACGAGGGATCTTCAGTCGTGTTGCGGCACAGAAGATTGCAGGGCGCAATGGTCGTAGAGATGCTGACCATGAGTTCGGAACCAACCCCTGTTCTGAAATTATCTTGCGCTCTAATCAGTTTTGCAACCTTAGCGAAGTGGTTGTACGAGCAGACGATACACTACCCACACTCAAGAAGAAGGTTGAAACTGCCGCTATCATTGGCACTCTTCAAGCTACGCTTACAGACTTCCGATACTTACGAAACCTTTGGAAGCGCAACACCGAAGAAGAAGCACTGTTAGGTTTAAGCCTGACAGGTATCATGGATCACCCTGTTATTGGAGTGTCATCAGATAAAACAGCACAGTGGCTAGAGGAGTTAAAACTTGTTGCTATTAAAACAAATAAGAAGTGGGCTGAGAAGCTTGGTATCAATCAGTCTGTGGCTATTACATGCGTTAAGCCAAGCGGCACTGTGTCTCAGCTTGTTGATAGTGCTTCTGGCATACATCCTCGTTTCTCAAAGCACTACATTAGAAGGGTTCGTTCGGACGCAAAAGACCCGTTGGCTCAGTTCATGTCAACCGCAGGATTCCCAGTAGAGCAAGACACAATGAGTCCTGCATCTCTGGTGTATAGTTTCCCTGTTAAGTCTCCTAAGACTAGCACAACAGTTAAACAAGTTGGAGCAATGCAACAGTTGGCTTTGTGGAAAACATATCAGAACAGTTGGTGTGAGCATAAGCCAAGCATCACGGTGTACTACACTGACGATGAGTTCCTGCAAGTAGCGCAGTGGATATGGGATAACTTTGATATCTGTAGCGGCATTAGCTTACTACCTGTTAGCGATCATGTGTATCAGCAAGCACCCTATGAAGATATCACTGCTGAGAAGTACAAAGAGTTAGTAGAGGCGATGCCCAAGGATGTTGATTGGAGTGATCTAGAACAGTATGAAATGGAGGACAACACGACAGGCTCACAGGAGTTAGCTTGTGTAGGTGGTGCATGTGAAATCGTTTAATAAAGGCAAGGAAGCCAACATCATAGGTTTTAAAGTCTTGATAAACTGTGAGGGGATTGTTGTTACAGAAATGAGCGGCATCCCCGCTAGTGATTTAAACCAAGTATTTAAAGGAGATGAATTGTTAATTATAAGAAACATTGTACAACTTACGAAACCAAAACTAGAGGCATTACATAAGTTCTTGGAGGATGAACTCAACGCCTTGAATCATATGCCCTCCTAATGCAGTAAGATATTAGCCATTATACAAAAGCAACAAATTAAATTAATAGTAACTAGCGTTGTCCGTATAACAGCCACGGCATTAGCTTCGGAATCTGTGTCTCCCACTTTCTCGCCTAGGCTCAAAGCCCACAGTTTCCAAAACTTTTTCATTACTCACCATTAACATTTACTTTTTAGACTTAGCACCCGAACACTTCCAACGCTTTCGCGATAAGTTGTTCGGAGTGTTAGGGTCATTTTGTTTCTTTTTAGATAGTCCTTTTTTAATACCTAAACTTCTGGCACAGTAACTATCCCCTTTCGATGTACCCGCTCTAACTCTAGGCCCACCACCCTTTGCTTTACCTGCTTGTCCATAGCTAACTTTCTTTCCACTGGCTGTAACTTTTACTTTTGCTTTACCTTTTCTGGGAGTAGCCATTATACTTTCCTGTACTGTTTAGTTTTAGAAGCAACCTTCTTGGGCTGTGCGCTGTGCTGTTTGCCCTTCTTAGTATCCGCCTTTTTCTTTTTGGTTGTTGCCGCATACTGTGCAGGTGTCAAAGCCTTTATAGCTTTCTTAGGTAAGTATCTCTCACCTGTTTTAGCACTAGGCTTGCCAGACTTTGTAGTCCACTCTTGTTTTGTCCAAGCCTTCAAAGACTTCTGAGGTTTCTTTAGCGACACTTGTGCGTACCTTTTGCTTTCATCTTAGATTTTTTAGACAAGTCCTTCAAATGAAATAACTTTACACTTGTCTTAGTGTGAGACTTGTTAGTGTGTAAAGTTCCGTCAGCCATCTTGTGACTAGAACCTTTATGCTCTGTGCCATCTTTCTTATAATGTTTAACACCTTTCATTTGTAACCTCCTCCTGCTTCTTTGTATTGCTTGGCAAGCATCTGAGCTTTTCGTGCGCTCCACTGTCCTGCTTTGCCGCCCTTAGTTCCTGCTGTTATTTTGTTAAACAATCTTTTACGCATTGTAGGCTTGGTGTAGTTACCTGCCTCGTTGACTGTTGATTTTTTTTTCTTAGCCGCCATTACTTACTCCTCAACCAATGTATATACTTTTAACTTCTGTGCTTTACCTTTAGCCTCAATGGGCGATAGTGGCTTTAGCTTAATACTAGATCCTTTCCTAGTGCTAAACCCTATCAACACATCTACACCTGCCGCCTTAGTACCTGACTCAAG